AAACTGGTTAAAAGACTTCTCAACGCCACACTTTGTACAGCGCTTTGAATCCATTATGTTACCTTGCCGATGTCTTCCCCACCAGGCGTGACAGCCGCCAGCATCAAACCAATGTCTGCGTAAACGAGACTATGAGCAAAGTGGTCAGGTCCGGTATTCACGTACACTGCGGCCGGATTGCCCGTGTCATCTTTCTCGTAGGTCCGCACCAAGTTCTTGATGTGTTCACGGTATTCAAGCGTGATGTCGCGTGGTAGATGGATTCGAGGAGGATTCGTCTTGAACCGTCCCAAACTACAACTCAACCAACTCGTCCGATCCACGATGGCAAAGGGTGCCCCCGACTCTTCTTCCTGAATCGAGATTTCCTTCGCCGTGATTCCTCTTCGATAGCGCGTCAACCACACGTAGCCATGAAACTTCCGGGCAAAGCGGCGGGCATCATTGATGTATGGGTCCGCATCTACAACAGCCGCGAGGACTTGCCACTCCCGCATCAGTTCCCCAAGGTAGTTCCAATCGTCTTCCGCGAACTTACCGAACCAAAGCAACTTGCCGATGGCTGCCGCGCTGATGTCTGCACCCGGATGTTGGTCAAACAGCCACTCCACAACTGAAATGAATCCCGTCTTCCCCTGATCCACCCCCATCGTTATCAAACGGTTGCCACCGACTATCGGCCGTTGGTCATTGATCGTGTGTCCTCGAAGACAGTTTTCCAACATTTCGTCAGAGACTTGTGCGCCTTCACCGACAAACGGAAGTCCCAATTTGCTGTTGTGAAACTCTGTCGCTGCCGCTTCATCACCCAACCCACGGTGATAGCCAATTACCAATTCGCCAGGTGACACCGTGGACGAGTACATCTGATTGATGTAAAAACCTCGTGCCTCGTCGGCGGATGTCGTATGCTCCGTTGGTTGCCACTGCCCTGCCGCCAGGAAGATTGGTTTCTCTGTGTGTTCGAGTCGTGCTTTGCACTCTTTGCACTTCAAGAACGACTCATAGCACCGAGGATCGTTGACTGACTCGCCAACGATCTCAATGCAATCCGGCCAGGTGAACTCCGTCCATCGGCTGCAATGCGGACATTGGAAGTAGAAGTGCTCCTGCGTACTCGTCAGAAAGAGTTTGTGAACACCATACTTCGGAACGGTCGGAGTGGAAATGGCAACAACGTGCTTCTCAATCTGCCCCGACAATCGCTCCAACGCCAACCAAACCGCGTGCGTATCCATTTCGTCCAGTTCATCCAAGATCAACTCGGATACCGGGATGGACTTCAAGTTACTATCGCCACGACTCCCACGGATATAAAGGACATTCGTGCCCGTCGATTTCAACCCCACAGTGTTCGTGTCCACGAACAGATTTTTCAAGTGGGGACTTAACTTCAACGCCGTTGTAAATCGAGCCTTGGAAAAGTCACTCGCATTGATCGTCGTGGGCAAGACATACAACACGTCTCGCTTCGATTGGTCAAGGGTAAAAAATGCCCGATTGATCCCAACTTCCGTGATCCCCAACTGTGCCGCCTTCATCGCAATCGTATACGCTGCGTGACTGTCGTGAATCGCGCGGCACCACGGATGATGAAGAAAACTATACGGCCCCTCAAACGGCGACCCCATCACGCGACGGTTTTCAGCCCATCGGCTACAAGACGTAAGCGTCTTGCTTTTCAACCCTTCGGCAATGCTCTGTTTCAGATCGTCCAAAAGACTCATGGTTTAAGAGGCCGTTCGGGTTCGCGTGGGTCAGCGGCGGCGATGCGGCTGGTTGCTTCGGCGTTCGCCCCATCGGCCTCAGTTCTCAATCTGTGGCGGCTCGTCAACCGAAACCGGTGGCTCGACAAGAGCCTCCACATGCACCTGCGGCCGGGGCACCGCTGCCTTCACCAGGACTTCACCGCATCCCGGAGCCGGTTGCCCGTCACGCCCGAGGTAACAAGATGTGATTTCCACGTCATCTTCCGTCACGCCCAGCGGCAAGGGAACTTCGATGATCTTGTGAGAATCATCGCAAGTCGCTTCGGCTTTGTAACTCGGTGACTGCACCGTAAGCCGAGTCTGCGGAAAATGGTCACTTTGCGGGACTGAAATCTGCATGTTGAACCTCACAGGTCTCGATGATCGTTTGTAGTTTCACTGTCAACCGTTGCAATTGCGCCACCGGTGCGCCCGGCACACCAATCGTTGCATAGTTGCCAAGCATGTCAATCAACGTGTTGCACCCCATGATGGCTTGCTGCCAGAGTCGTTTGCTCTCAGTCTCCATGAAGCTGGCAGGTGCAACCGGTTCAGGTTTCACTGGTTCAGGATTCTCGGGGCAGTTACGGCAACGTCGTTTTGCGCGCATGACTACCGCCGGAATAAAGGCCGCATGATGTTGACCACCACAGAAATGTCATTCGTTCGTTGTGCTTTGTGCCCACAGACATAGATGAAGTACGTTGGCACACTGGTCACACCATACTTCCGCGCCAAATCCGGGCGCGCATCAATGTCAATGACTTGAACCTCAACACCCATTGCTTTCACTTGGACCAACACCGCCTTATCACGTTGGCACGGACCACACCATGTTGCCGTGAACACCAACACCTTCGGGCGCGCACACCCGTTATCAGGAAGTGGAGCCACAGGCGAGACCGGTTGAATACAACCGCCCGCCCACAGTACAGCCGCGAGTACCAAACACATCGGCAGCGCAAACAAACAAGTGAATGTTTGGAGTTGTTTCATTGGACTCTCCTTCGGTTTTCTCTTGATTCGCTTCCGAGGAACCAAGAGAGAACCGCCCTGGCACAGTTTCTCTGTGCCAGGGACGGCGGATGCCCTTACGAAACCTTGGCAACCGGTGCGGATTGAACCACACTCGGGTCACTCGGCTTCGCAGCGTCAGTCAGCTTCGCGGCAATCAGCGCGCGACCGGCTTCGGACTGCAACTTCTTGACCAGCACGCGCTCGAACACTTGGTCAAATTCCTTGACCACAGCGTCTTCACCGGTCAGAAACATCTGGGCAAGCTGCTTCATCTTCTCAGCCATGCCGGAGTAGTCGCCAACCGAGTAGTCGATCAGGAAGTTCGGAATCTTCACGAGGCCGTAGTTGGTCAGAGCGGCAGCCAACTTGGCCGCGCCGCGCCGACGATTCTCGATTTCGGTGTCCTTGGTGAACAGCCACTTGGCGGCCAGAAAGCCAACCGCCACGACGAGAACGAGAATGACGAGATGCACGAGAGAGATCATGGTTTGTACCTCAGTTTGTTTGAGTTGGAAAGAACGCGAAACGCGGGACCGGCAGCAGTGGTTACTTCTTCACGTAGGTTTTCTTCCACTGGTACGCCACGCCCGCGCCGACCCCGACGACGAGCATGAGCACAATCAGCCAAACCGGCGGCAGATCGGACTCCACTTCGGGAGCGTCGGGCGGCTCAATCGGCGGCTGGGGATCAATCGGTTGCGGCTCGGGATCAGGTGACGGACCAGGTTGCGGTCCCGGCGTCGGGCACGGCCCTGGGCAGCGTCGGTCCATTTCCCGTCGCCACGGCAAAATGGGGCGGATACCTTCCGACGCTTGAACGCCGTTGGCGAGCGCACCATAAAGGCCCTGCGAAGTCATTGGGATGTTCTTACCACAAGCCTGATAAACCACGGTGCCATCCGGGCGTTGCAAACGCACACAAGGCAAAGCCGTAATCTTGTACGAGCCAGTGGTCGTTGCATACCGTTCGCGGTAAATGGCTGTGTCGGTAGTGACCGGGCAGAAATGAACGGTGTCACGCAATTTCTTCATCTTGGTGTCACCGTTGAACCAACCCAGCACGCGCTGGTAGTTGGCGTCGGCCGCAGTGCCGACCACACTGATGTACCACTTGCCCTGGTCTTGAGGCAGATTGATGACGCGCTCTTCGGCCAGCACACCATTCGTACCATCCGCAACACACGGACAGACGCTCGCAAACGAGACGAGCAACACACACGCAAGCAAAATCAGTCGATTCATTTTGGTTTCCTCGTTGTTTAGGAGTTAGATTGTTACTGTGGCAACGGCGCACAAGGGGTATAAATCGGCGACACAGCCCAACCATGTGATGCGCGCCATTCG